TGCAGTTATATACTGGCGTAGTTGAAAATAGACAAGACCCGTTGAAACTTGGTCGTTGCCAAGTTCGTGTTGTCGGTTTACACACAGATGATAAAACAGTTTTACCAACTGAGGATTTGCCTTGGGCGTATCCAATGCAGTCAGTAACCTCAGCTGCGATTAGCGGTATTGGTCAATCGCCGACAGGTCCAGTTCCAGGTAGCTGGGTCGTTATCATGTTCCGTGATGAAGACCAACAACAACCAATTATGCTCGGTACTGTTGGTGGTATTCCTCAGACAAAATCTGGCGCACGTGCCATTGATGATTCAAACGAATCTGTCATTCCACAAGACGGAGTGTTGACTTCATCTGATGGTTCTGCTGTGACTAGTGGTGACGGCACTCCAATTAAGACTGGCACCAATGCTGCCAACAATTCAGCACCGAAAGAAACTCCTGCAGTTGCACCTGCTGCCGTAGTATCAACTGATATTCCAACTACACCACCTCCACGATCTGGTGCAACATCCCAAGCTTCTGCTGGTATCAAAGCTCTTATTGCAGCTTGCGATAAAGTTGGTCTTACAACTAAGTACGCTAAATGCGCATTACTTGGTATCGCTGGTGGTGAATCAAAATGGGTTCCTCAGAAGGAATCGTTCTCATATAACCCAGTTCGTTTGAAACAAATCTTCGCTTCAGCTGATACTGAAACAGTTGAGAAATATTCATACGCAAACAAGAAGGGAATGAGTCGTGAAGACTTCTTCTCATTCTTTTATGGTCCATCATTCCGTGGTAAAAACTTCCTCGGCAACAAGATCGACTCTGATGGCGGTAAGTATTATGGTCGTGGATTTATTCAGCTAACTGGTCGTGGTAACTATGAGCGTTATCAGAAACTTGGCACTGCAGCTGGGTTGAACATTGACATCGTTACCAATCCAGATTCATTGGACGCTGATATTGATACGTCAGCTCTTATCGCTGCTCTATACATCAAAGACCGTGTTAAAGGTTGGGAAAAGTTAATGTATGAGCCAGGATTCTTCCAAGCTGCGAAGAATGCTGTTGGTGTTAACAGTCCTGACATTGCACAAGCAAAACAAAACTACTACGAGTACTTCCTCGGTGGTTCGGGAGATCCTGTATCTACCAACAAGAATGCAACTGCATCTGAACCTAATTTAACAAAAGAAGAAATTGCTGCAGCGCCAGCAGACAAGAAAGAAGCGTACACTGAAGATCGTACCATGAACTCTTCTCAGTTAGGCTTCACAGATCCATCTGGTAAATATCCACTTCGTGATCATATGAACGAAGCAGACACCAATCGTCTTGCCCGTGGTATTATCGATGGTACTTGTTTCAAATTCAAAGACGCCACTCGTAAGCAAAACATTCCAGTTGCAGGTGGTACTGTCTGGTCACAACCTCTATCACCATACAACACAGTTTATCCATTCAACAAAGTTATGGAAACTGAATCTGGTCACTTGATGGAATTTGACGACTCTCCAGATGGCGAGCGTTTCCACTTGTACCACCGTAAAGGTACTTTCCTTGAGATTGACCCGAATGGATCACAGACTAACTTTATCGTTGGTGATGGATATCAAATCGTTCTACGCAACAACAACATCTACGTAGTTGGTACTGCCAACTTAACTGTCGGTGGAAATATCAAGATCCTATGTCAAGGTGATGCTAAGATTGAAGTTGAAGGTCGTAGTAATATTCAATTGAAGGGTGATGCTGAACTTGGTATCGCTGGCGACTTGGATATGACTGTCGGTGGAGACTATCAGCTTAAAGTTGGTGGCGCATATACAGTTGACTCTGGCGCTTCGGTATCAGTTAAAGCTGCCGAGAACTTTAACGTAGATGCTGCTCAAGGTATCTCTGCTCACTCTGCCGTTGACATTAACATGATGTCAGATGGTAAAACTAATTTGCAATCAAGTGGCGAACTTAACGTCAAAGCTGCAACATTAAGTATGGAATCACAAGGTGATTTGAACATTCTTGCAGCTGGAAACTTTGCAATGGATTACACTCGTGGTGACTTTGGTAACGGAGCTTCGGGTGCTGGTAATGCAGAAGTTGTATTGGTAGATGCTGTTGCACTAACTCCACCAGATTTAATCAATGCAGTTGCACCTGAGTTTAGTAACCTCGAACCACCAGAGCGTTCGTTCGATGATGTTGCTAAATTCGAAACACCTGATGAGTGGGAAACTCCTGCTGGTCAAGCTGAGAAAGAGAAACAATATGATAATCCATCATATAAGTCTCCAGAAAATGCTCCAGGTGTTGCTCAGGAATCTGCGATCCTTCTACCAAACACAGTCAAAGGTAAGACAGTGGATACGAAAGACATTTACAGTAGATCTGATTTCCCACCATCATACAAGTTATCAAAGAACTTCAGCATTGCTCATTTGGTTGAGCCATCTGTTATTCTTCAAGACGTTACTGTTGCTGGTCAGCTATTCAAGAAGCAAGACATTATTGCTAACTTGGCTGCGCTTGCTGAGAACGTCTGCGAACCAATTTATGAATTGCTTGGACCAACTAGCGGTAAGTTCGCTGCGCAGTCAGCCAAAGGCGCATGGTGTATTAACTCTGGTCTAAGAAACGGAACGAACAACTCTGATCATAATAAAGGTAGAGCGTTGGATATGCGTTACAATCCTAAGCGTTCATTTGAAGATATGTGGAAGTTGGCTGTTCAGTTAGAAAAGATTCTACCATACAATCAGATTATCCTTGAGTATCGTAAGCCAGGAGCTAACTTCAATCCAGGTCCAGGTTGGATGAATTGGATTCACATCTCTTACTCAACTGAAGGTAATAAGAAGATGGCATTCACTATGATTGACGATAAGTCAGTTGACGCATCAGGTAATGTTGCACCTGGATCTCGTGGTCTATTCTTATTCGGTTCTAACTAATGGGCAAGACTATTTGTAAGATTGGCGATTTATCAAAGGGAGCAGATGGGTTTCCTCCATCTCCGCTTATTTACACACCAGTACAAAAGACGTATATCAAAGGTAAGCTAATTGGAGTTGTTGGCGCAATATATGCTCCACACACTCTCAATAGAACTACTCACCAAGACGAACAGCGAAAGATTATCCAAGGATCAGATAAATTTTTCGTTGAGGGTTATGCAGTCGCTCGAACAGACGATTTAATTGCAGATGGTGATAAAGTTGGCGAGTCTTATGACAATGGGTCAGCATAATAAAGCTAAATAATAAGATGGCACGAAATACAAGAATATTCTCTGATTTAGACTTAAACTTCACTGCTCACCCAGTGACTAAAGACGTCACACGTCGCTTCGATGAGAATGCGATCAAGACCAGTTTGAAGAACTTAATTCTAACATCCAATTATGAGCGACCATTCCATAGCGAGATCGGTAGCCCAATTAAGCGTCTATTATTCGAACCAGCTTCTCCGATGCTGGAAAGTCTAATTACTAAAGCAATTACAGACGTTGTTAATAACTTTGAACCACGAGTTATCTTGATTGATGTTACATCTCAAGTAAGCGAAGATTCCAACTCGGTGAATGTTTCAATCGAATTTAAAATAATTAATACCGAGAGACCAATAACTCTTGACCTAGTATTAGAGAGAACCCGATAATGGCAAACAAGAAAATTAACGTAGCTGAATTAGACTTTGATAATATCAAGGCTAATCTAAAGACCTTCCTACAAGGACAATCCGAGTTTCAGGATTATGACTTTGAAGGTTCTGGTCTTGCAGTTCTTTTAGACGTTCTGGCATACAACACCCATTACAACGCTCTCTATAACAACCTGACCATTAACGAAATGTTCTTGGACTCAGCTAGCAAACGTAATAGCGTAGTTTCTCTGGCGAAGATGCTTGGTTATGTACCTCGTTCTGCCAAGTGTGCAGTTGCCAAGGTTCGTTTAACTATCAATAACGGTAACATTGGACCGAGTTCTTTAACTCTTCCAGCATATAGCACATTCAATACATCTGTTGATGGAGTTACCTACGTATTCCATACAACTGAATCTTATACAATTACTGGCGCAGGAACATCATACACGTTTGATAATGTTACCATTACCGAAGGTACTCCATTAAACTATGTTTATGAAGTTGCTGCTGGCACACGATTCATTATTCCAAATTCCGCAATTGATTTAACTACTTTGAAGGTACGTGTTCAAGAGAACTCTACATCTTCATTATACGAAACATTTACAAACTCTTCTAATATCACTACTGCTGCAGCTGATACTAAAGTGTTTTTCGTCAAAGAAATTGACGATGGTTTGTATGAACTCGTTTTCGGTGATGCTGCCAATGGCGCACGTATTTTCCAATACACTGGCGACACACTATTAACTGGCGCATCTACCAATGTCACTTGTATCGATATTGCCACTAGCGGTGCTGATGCTGAAGATATCGAATCAATTCGCTTCAACGCTCCAAGAACTTATGCAGCGCAGAACCGTGCTGTTACTCCTGATGATTATAAGTCAGCAATTTATGCTGCTCTACCAGAAGCTAAAGCGGTTTCTGTTTGGGGTGGTGAAGATAATAACCCACCTGTTTATGGCAAGATTTTCGTTTGTGTAAAACCAAAAGACGCAACTAAATTAACTACTGGTCAAAAATCAAATTTAATTTCCACTATTCTTGCCAGCAAGAATGTCGTTTCAGTTATCCCTGAAATTGTAGATCCAGAGTATATTAACATTTCACTTGACGTCAAGGTATATTACAACGAACGTGAAACTACAAGATCCAAGGCTGAGATCGAATCCATTGTAGTAGATACAATTTTCGCATATGATGATTCAGACCTGCAAAACTTTGATGGCGTATTCCGTTACTCAAAATTATCTCGTTTAATTGACGGGTCCGAAGCTGGTATTATCAATAACATTACCAACGTGACTCTACGTAGAAAACTACAACCACGTTATAATGTTTCCGCTCAATACCTAATCAATTTGATCAACCCAATTTATACCACTGGATTACCAGAGGGCGCAGTAACTACTACTGGCTTCTATATCTACGGTAGCGATTATCTACACTTTATCGATGATGATGGTCTTGGTAAACTTCGTTTGTATCGTTTCGGTACCAATGCTGATAAGATTATCGTTGATGATGAAATTGGAGCGGTTGATTACCTAAAGGGTGTTCTTGATATTCGCAACCTACATATTGTAGCTTTAGCTGATGTTGATTTTGAGATCTCAATTAAACCATCTTCAAATGACGTTGTTTCTGCTCTGACTCAAATCGCTGAGATTGCCAGAGACCATTTAACTGTTACAGCAATTCCAGATAAGTCTGCCAATGG